CAATGTCAAACCACAAGGAATCGTGGTACCACCAGTGAATACCACTTTGTCGCCGGCGGTCAGCCCGTGGCAATCGCAGTTGAAGGTTGGCGTGCCAGCGTCAATGCTGATACTGGTCACCTCCTGCCGATTTTGCGTGGCGCGAAACGTACCCTTCCAGGTGGAGTTCTGGAGGATCGTGATGTCGTAGCTAGCTGGGGTGATCATGATTTCGGGCGCCTCTCTTAAAGGTTAGCGAGCTTGCTTTCGAGGCTTTCAATGCGCTCAACAGCCTCCTGCAGTGCGCTGGTTAGTACTGCGATCAAATTGCCTTCCGCAATTCCGTAAAATTGTTCTGCAGGTGCAATTTGTCTTCCGTTTGCATCTTTGACCGCAGCCCGCTTGTTTTCTTTGATGATGCTGTCTAACCAAGGCTTGTCCTTTAGCACTTCCTGCACCTCTTGAGCGATAAAGCCCACTTGAGTGCCTTCAGGGAAGTTATGTGCCTCTCTAACAACTTCTGTCTTGCCTTCTTTATTGACTCGGGTAATGTCTTTCTGTTCTTTCCAAGTGAAGCTGACTGGACGAAGAGCTTTAACAAGATCTAAGCAGCCGCCAAGCGTGGCTACATTTTCTTTATATCGACCATCGGAAGTTGCGATAGTAGAGCTTGTTGCAAAAATTTGACTATTAACCTGCAATTTGTATGCACCATTATCGCTTGTATAACCAATTAAAACTTCGCTGCCATCTGTAAATCTAAGCACCTCACCGCTTGCAACATCAAATTTGTACGAGGTAGCTGCAAAATTTAATGCTGTGTAAGAAGTATAATTATTGTAATAAGAAACAATAGTATTTGTTGTGGTGCTGCTTACGTGACCAAAATATAAGGCTGGATTATTTGTTGCATTTTCTTGCGCAACAATAAACCCACCGCCACCAATAGAAGACTTCGTTTTTAGAATGGTTTTGCCATTGCTATCAATAGTCAGGCGTTCAGTACTGTTAGCCGCAAGACCTAGAGTATTTGCAGAAGGCAAATACATGCCATTTGTTGGAACAGTGCTGCCGCTTGCAATAAAGCTTCCCGCAGTTGTTGAACCAACTACAGAAAGATCGCCACTTGTATTTATTTCAACGTCATAGGACCCAGAAGCGTTAAACCTGATGCCAGCACCTTTGATGTTTAGTAGCACATTACTGGTACTTAAATCACCAGTCAAAGCTTCAATACTGCAATAATTGCCAAGCCCGATATCACCAAACGTAAATTCCATTGCTGAGTAGGCGGAACTGCTTCCGCTTCTTATGACTAAGCCTCCGCCATTGAGGCCAGTTTTTGTTTCAAAGAAGGATTTGCCATTTGCATCAATAAGTAGACGCTTGGTGCTATTGACGGCAAAGCTTAAATTATTGGCAGCAGCTAGATACATGCCATTGGTCGGCACTGTGCTTCCGCTAGGAATAAACCTAGGCGCAGTTGCCGCTCCAGTAACTGAAAGCGTTGAATCAAATACAGCCGCACCAGTTACATCAAGCGTGCCAGGGATATCAACATTACTGGTCCACTCTGCACTTGTACCACCGGCGTTTGTTTGTAGCAGTTGACGCGCTGTGCCGTTTGCCAGCTTGCTAACAGCAACTGCAGCCGATGCACTAATATCTGCATTAACAATACTGGCGTTACCGCTAACCAGCATCGTTCCAGCCTGAGCTGGAATAGTAATCGTGCGATCTGCGGTATTGTTGGCGGCAGAGGTCAGCGTGGTATTAAAACTGCCGCTGGTATCAAATACCAAATTGACATTGTTCAGTGTTACATTGCCAGTAAAAGTATCTCCGGCTTTGTTTGCTTTACCATCGCGCAAGCCTTCAAGAGCACTTTGTACGGTGGTTCCATTTAGTCCTGTAGCAGGGTTAAGCGAAATACTGGTTGCTTGTTGCGCCACCACAGTCGTAGACACATCAACTTCAGTCCAAGCAACTCCATCGGACAAAATCATGTCCGGCGGTGCAAGCGTTACATTCGGTGCGTTACCGCTTGTAATTGTGCCGCCAGTGCTAACAACGAAGTAATAACGGTTATTCGTTGATGATGCTGGTGGGAGTGCATCACCAGAACTGAGCCCCAATGCTGATCCAGCAGTCGTTAAGGTATCAATCAGACCCGTACCAGAGCCTGCAGAAGCATCAAAAGTACCTGCAAAAATAATCTCGCCAGCGGTAATAGTGACAGGCTGCCAAGCGTTACCATCGTACAAATAAAGATCGTTATTTAATGAGTCGTAAAAAAGTTGCCCGTTGTAATCAGCAGTTGGGAATACAACAACGCCATCGGTCGCGCCAGCACCGCCGATCTTGGTGACTGAATTGTTCGCAAGCTTGCTGCCTTCAATACCATTCGTCGGCAGCAACGTGGCGTTAAGCTCGCCGGTTGTCAACTTGGTTGCTGGCAAATCTGGAATATCAGAAGCAATTAAACTTTCTCCGCTGGTCACATGGCCTTGGGCGTCAATTGTTACTTTTGGGTAAGTACCAGTTGTAGCCGTATTGATATGGTTAAGTTGACCAGCGGCGCTGACGGATAAGCCAGTACCTGGAAATACAGCGCCAAGTGTACCCGTCCCTGCAGCGGGCAAGTCTGCTGCAGTAATTAAACGTCCAGCGGTTACTAATCCCTTGGATGTATATTGCGTTAAATGGTACTCACTGGAGTTTTGCGTGACCGTATTGTCGATCAAAATTTGATCACCGCTCATCGTCAGGCCATTACCATTGACCTGAACAGCACCTTTTGCCGTTGTAGTGGCTTTTGGCAGATCAGCCGCCACAATTACGCGATAACTAACACTGCCAGCACTTCCGCTAGGGCCAGCCAAAAATTGACCGGCAGCACTTGTCGCGTCAAGCGTCGTGTTAAGCGTGACGCTATCGCCAGTTTGTGCAACAGTGACATTTACGACGCCTTCGCTGCCGCCAATAACAGTATTTACAGAACCACCAGCTTTAATTGCTTGCCAAGTAGATCCGTTCCAGCAGTAAAGCTTGAGATCGTCGGTGTCTAAGGCGAACTGACCTACAAAATCACCTGTTGCAGGCAGGCTGCTAACAAGGCGCGTTACAGAGTTATCGCCAAGCTTGGCTGCGCTTACGGCGTCGTTAGCGAGCTGGGAAGTATTAACCGTCTCGCTTTCAATTGCGTTGCCAGGAACTGAGCCAGCAGCGAATAGGATTTTTGCGCTCGGGATCGTGTCATCGGCAATCAGCGTGACAGCTTTGCCGATGCCGTCCGAGATCGTAATGCTGCGGGTTTCGCTGGCGCTGATATCAGCGACGGCTAGCAGGTCGTTGGCTGCAAGATTTGCCCCAGCTAGCTGGGGTAATTCGCTGATCTTCAGGTCAGACACAGCTAGCCTCTCGTTCCGGTGTACTTAGTTTAGCCTTCGTTCTCTTCTAGGAGGAGATAGCCTCCGCCTTGCTCCAGCACGATTGGATCGCCCGTCTCTTGCAGCAGCTTGTAACGCGGAATTGTTTGAGCTCTTAAGCGGATCGGTCCGGTAGCGACAAAGTCGATTGTTGAGACCACAATGTCGCCCGGTGCAAAGCTTGTGGCGCTACTCGTCACAATCGCATCAAATTCCCACCAAAGCTGATCATTGGCTTGAGTACCAGCAAACGATCCTGCGCTTGCTGTAGCGCCGTCAGTTTTAATAAAAAACTTTGCGTGAAATGCTGAGCCAATTTCCGTGCGAAGTACAAGCTGCATTAGGTAATGCACAGGCTCCTGATTTGACTCATTGACGTAATCCCACTGCGCCGTAAGTCGACCACTGCCGCTGATCAGGCTGCTGTACTGCTGACGGTGCTCGTCCGAGAGTGTTGTGATATCGACCGTTTCCCGTGTTGTATTCAATTCGTAGTCGCTAATTGACGCCAGTAACCTGCCCGCAAAATCTTCAACTTCAACTTTAATTGGAATATCACGGCTGATATCCGCAAGCTCAACAAGTCCGGCACTACTGCCCTCAAGACTGTCGTTGAAGTTGTCGTACAGGCGGATGCCGCCAAGCTCATCAACAAAGACGTACCATTTCCCGCTTTCGTGGACAGTACCGTCGCTCCAGCCGCTAGGCGATACAAAATCGAGATCGGTGCCGTCTGTCGTGCTGATGGCAACAAGATCACCGCTAATTAGAAAGCCTTCGTTGAAATCAAAGCTAAAGCGATTACGTGTACCGTTAACATCCGACGGGTTAACGACAGACTCTTTGGAACCTTCCAGCGACTTGCGTGTCAGCTCAATGTTGCCGATATTCCCGAGGTAAATTCCCATTACAACGTCACCTCACTCAGTGCTCCGGTTGTTTGGAAGCTAATTTGTGCTGATGTGATTTCGCCGACGCTGGCGCCAAACGAAACGCTAGTGATGTAGGCAGTAAAAGAAACGTCGTGGTTTGTGTTGCCTTGAACGAGACGCAGGCGAATGGTTACGGTGTCTCCGTCGCTTACGCCGTCAACCTTCAAAACTTTGCGCAATGCGGTTGCTGCATCGTTGCGCTCAGCATCATCGCTGTAATACAGAAGCGTGGCGCTACCGTTAAATTCCTGCACGCCAGGGGCATAGGTGCGCTGTGCGTTGCCAAGACTGGTGGTTTCCAGCATCTCCACACTGCCGGTCAACGTCCAGTTCGTGACCTTCAGTTGCGTAGCACCGTCAATCAACAGGGCGCCATCTTTGCCAGTAAATACTTTGGCCATTAGAGAACACCCACCAACTTCACTGTAACGCTACTAATCCCAGGACGCACAGACGTGATTTGCGGAGGGCTTTCGTAACGCCATTGATTGCCAGTGGAAGCGTCAATCGCAGTTGCATCGCCGCTCCAGCCTGCCCGAAAGGTTGTGGGCAATGTAAAGCTGCTGAACCCGCCCTTGGTTTCGTCGTAATGCGCGATGAAATCGTCGGCAGCGGTATCGGCAATGTTGTCGTAAGACAAATCAAGTGTCATGCCAGTGCGCTTGTCACCGTACAAAATTCGTACTTCCTTTCCGTTTTGCGCTTGAAATTTCTTGTACGGATAGTCACCGGCAGCAAAAGCCCGACTGGTAGGTGGCAAAGATGGGAAGGCCATCAGTCGAATGAGGCGTCAACAACCGTAAACCGCTGATCCAGATCCAGTACGTCTCTTGCGATCAAGCTGGCTCCATTTGAGTCTACCGGGTGGTTGCTGGCTTTTACGGTGACGATGCCGTCGGTGTCTACATCCAATGCCTCAACCTGATACACCTGATTTGTGACATTACTATTTACAACAGAAAATACAGTATTGCGCAAGTTAGTAGCAATGCCGTTGGCGATACTCAGAGTTCCGGTGCCGACTTCGGTTTGACTGCGATCCCAGTAATAGACGCTGTAATTGCCGTCCGCTAGCTCATTAACTGCCAATACAGTGCCGTCTTCCTTGACGATGCCGTTGTTAGTAGGGCTATAGGGACTCATTTCTGTGGCAACACGAATAAAATTACCTGGCGCCAACTGAAGACCCCAAGGCAAAGTCTTGAAAGTAATTGTATGAGTAACGTGTTTTCTTATTGCCAAGAAGTACCTGGCAACTTGGCGTGCGTGATCGTCGCCAGTAATATGAGGAAATTCAAATGTTTCTATGGGTTTTTCCCCATCCTCTGTGTAGCGCAGAACTATTGTTTGCTGCTCAGGAAATTTATTCAGTCCGGTCCAGCGATAGACAATAGCAGCCTGGAACATTTTGCGTTCTTCAAGCTCAAGCCAATCAACCGCAAAACTGTTTTCAATAATGTTTCCTTCGGTAAACATTGCGCTAATTGCTACTGGGCTTGTTCCGCTAATTTGGTAGCTAGAGTCATAAGGCAACGCTGGCTCCAAGGAAAAACGTCCGTTCTTTAATGTGGTATTACACAAAACACTCGGAGCAACACCTGCAAGCCACGAGCGCAAATTGGTTGGTTCAGTAATTGCATCATCAAAGAAAAATCTATTGGCTTTCAAGTAGCTTCCGGTTCTTGCCAGTCCTTCACGATCAAGCAGTTCTGAGCTAATTATGCTGCCGGCGCCTGTATCGGTATCTGTGCATAAATACCAGAGCAGGTCTGTTAGCAGATTGCTTGACCCAGTTCCTCCTTCCGTAAGGCGTTCTACTTCAACGCCGTTTGGCATAAAGCACCGAAGTTGATCTAGCTGATTAAAGTTTTCAGTTGACCTAAGCTTCAACCCCGCCATCGCACAGTTCTCGTACTGTGGTATTGAGTCTTCGTCTAGACATTCGTTGACATAAATCACCTCATGCTCTGGCGCGTCATCGCAGCTTCTTGTGATGAGATCGTTGTAGTGAGAAACTTCGGCGATACCGCTAAACCGCTGGAACAGTCTGGTGGCTGGCGTTTCATCTGTTCCTTCTGTGATGAATGTTGCCTTGTAAGTGTAAACAAACTTAAACCTGTATCCTGCGACATTGGTTGAGTATTTGACAAATTGATCGCCATCTGACCATGTACCTGTTTTACTTGATACGGTATGACCGATTATTCTCCACCACTTGTTCCTAGCCCGTCCCTCTGGATGCGCTTCTTGATAAGACTGAAGGGTCACCTGCATGACGATAGAACGGTTGCCAAGTTCTGCCGCTTGAGCAGTCCAGCCTGTGAGTTGACGCACTGTTCCATTTGGCAAATTACTGAAGTAAGGATCTACACCTAAAGCGTTGCTTAGGATATTGCTGAGTGTCCATTTGCTAATTGGCGAGTCAATAGCAAAAGTAGGAGTGTTTTCTGCCGCTAATACAGCCTCAAGGTTGACATCTCCAGATCCAGCGCCAACGACCTTGAATCCAGCAAGAGACAAATCGACGATACCATCTTCGTCGGGATCAATTTGGCTTGGATCTCCAGCCATTTCGCGGTGATAGTACCAGTCGCGTGGACGGATATATTCCCCGCGAGCAAATACGGAAAAACTGCCTAAGTACGTTGGCCAACCACTCGGGTAGCCTCCATCTGCCGTTAAATTACGCAAGCCTGGATGCGCGCCGTCAAGCTTGAAAACTTCAAAACCTCCGTCGCCTTGGTGGGCAAAACAAGCGCTATTAAAAGGTCTAAAGCGATATTCGTATTGACCACGCTCGGGATGCTGGATACGGATAAAAGAGTAAATATCTACAGGAGCGTTACCGAGGACAGCAAACAAATAGGGGCCTAAAAATGTCCACCCCTCATTGTCAGTTGCATTGCGGCTTGCGTCGCTATTTGCTGGACGAACATCTAAGGCGAAGAAAGAAACTCGATGCGCATATTTAGTAAGTTTACCTTCCCTAAGTATGACATTTCGAGCGTTATAGCTTTTATCTTTATTTTTCCTGCCACCGGCAAGCTCGTAAGGCGTTGGCAATGTATTGAAATTCGTAATGTTATTGAAGCGGCACCAGACGCGAGACTTGATGCCAATCTCAGTTACATCGCAACGGCGAGTGTTTTGTACGACTGCTGTTTCGTATTTAAGGATTGGGTACCATGCTTCGTCAATATCATCAAACGGGGCAGCATACGGAATGTAGTTTTCTCGCTGTATTGCGCTCTGCGCGACAATACCAATTTTTTTTGTGGCTTCGCCCCAAGCTTCAATACATTTTAGTCTTATGTTAATACCGCCAGTTTTTGACAACGCCGGTCGGTAGTACTCGTCTGGCGTCCTTTCAAGCACTTGCCACATCGTACGGCCGATCATTACGGTAGATCCGCGACGCAAAATTTGATCTGCTCGTGAAAGATTTGATTCAACTGCATTGCGCACGTCATCCGCTTTGACACGTTGTTGTGCGTTTGCAGCTTTAAGTTCAAATGGCGTTTTGTCTTGTCTGTTTTTGCCCAAACTTACGGTAATTTCATCGCCAATCTCTACGTTGACATCTTTTTTCAAATCTACCCAGCGGATTGGATCTTTAGTAGAGCCATCGTAAATTGCGCGGGTTTCAACTGTCGTTATCGCCCCCGTAGCCGCTGATTTGTGCAAAACAATGCCTATCCGTGAAGCAAAATTCACCCCCGTACCAGGCATCCCCTCCCTTCCATAGGGGTGGAATATACGCAGGTAACGAGTTACATACTTTTTCAGTTCTTCTCGTGCATCACCTTTTTGATCTGAGTCCCATTCTTCTGGAATCGAAATAATTTTCCAGTCGGGTCGATATGCTGTACCGTTTTGGACGCCGCTAAAAACGCCAAATTTTGTTTGAGAAGTGGGCATAAATGCACCACTAAACCCAGGCTGCGCACTTCCTAAAGCAGTAGGGCAGACAAACGCTTGTTCATCACTGCCGCGATCACTTAGCCCACTTAACGCAAAATCTCCATAACGCAAGTTGTAAGTACGCAAGCGACTGCCTTGCCCAAGTACTTCGTAGCCAGCGTTCCAGTAAAACTCGTAAAATTGATCGTATAGCGCATCAATTGGGATATTGCCGAGAAAAATGCCAGCCAGATCGGGCTTCTCCATTGAGCCTTGACCGGCAACAAATGCAAGATCTGCAACCTGATAAGTGCCCCAGCTGCGAACGCGGGACCATGCCAACAGGGGGGAAATCAATACGCCACCACTGACGTAAGAAACACCAGTGCTATCAACGTGTGGTTCTTGGCGCGTAAAAACAATTGGCACTGCTGTTCCGTAACTTGCCAGCTCCTGCAGCGAATCAAAGCCGGAAGTTGGCGTAAATACGTCGCGTCCGGTTTTGCCGCCAAGCTGACGTGTGCGGATTCTTGATGCGTCAGGTTGTTGCGGTTTTGGTGCCAGCAAAAAGGAAGCTGCTGTGCTGGCTAAACCAAGAACAAGGCTAACAATTGCAACAACTTCAAAATTACGCACATCTGGCACATGCGCGTAATCCGCTGGCCTTATGTAAGGCTTGCTCCGTACCGCTGCCGAAAACTGTCTGTACTCTTCCTCGCTAAGACCCAGCTCCTCAATCAAGCGCTTCTCGAACGGAAGCAGTGGGTGTACTGGATCATGCCCAGCGGGCACCATGCGACCGCCTGTAAATGCTGGTTGATGTACAGACATCCCTGATCCCAGAAAACAGAAAACGCCACCCGTGGGTGCGCTGTCATTAGCACGTCACCATCGTAGACCGGCTCCTCTATCCGTCGCCATGTTTTCAAAATGTCCCGCCCCACCAGCATTTTGTTTTCGCCGTACCAAGCTGGGTTGGTAGGCGGATGCCAAAGCCCCAGGCGGTCATGCACCGCAAAAACAAGGTGGATGCAGTCAATCGCCCTGTCGCTTTCACCGCCTCTTGCGCCAAGTTGATACGGGCGACCGATTAGGTCGATCACGTAAGGCGGATTCGACTGGTAAGCGGCAGATTGCCCACAAGTTGACGGGTCAAGCGCTTTCTTGGTATATCCGCACCAACAGCATCCAGCACAGAAGCCATGTTTAACTGCAAACTGGATTCATCCCAAGTGCCGTTAATAATTTGTCCGACATATTCAGATAGCACTGTGTAGTCAAGCTTGCTGTCTGGATTGACCAAAACTGTCTGCACCTGTGCGATCCAGACATCTTGCACTGCAGTTTCGCCCCAGCCGCGACTAAGGCTGTTGTTTGGGAAACCCAAGGTGGCAGGCTGGTTGTCGCCGGTTTTGGTGACAGTAACTCCGCTAAACGCAAAAGGCATAAAGCCATAGACGGTTGAACCATCTTTGCCTAGCGCGTCTTCATTCACCCAGTAATTTTGAAAGTTGTACCGCACAGTTCCGCTTGCGCTTTTGAGCGTTAGGTACTGCGCAAAAGCAAGTGACTCTGCCATTAGATTCCAACCTTACGGCGTGTAGTCGTATTTTGACGCAAGCTGTTTAGCGCACGCTGCTCACCCTGTTTAGCGCCTTGGGCAGCTGCTTGCCGCATACCAGCCTGGAACTGATCGGCGGTGACGTAATCGACGCTGTTGATGCGTTCAACGGTGTAGCGCACGTCAATCGGTGCGGTTGCGACTGCAGTGCCGCCACCGCCTTCAGTGCTGGTGCCGTTATTGGGAATGACGGATTCGCCACGGGCGCCACGCGAGTAACGGGACATTGCAGCGGACATTTTGGACTGCGGGATGACGTATTCCGGTTCGCCGCCTTCACCAATTAGTGCGCGAGTGGGGCCGGTTACAAAACCACCTTCAGCGAATGCACCACTTGGGAATAGCTTGCCGCCTTTTGGTGTCAAAGCACCTGCGCCAGAAAGATTTTTGTTTGCAGTGCCAAATGTGCCGCCACCACCACTTAATGCATTTAAGATCGTTTGCAGAATAATCAATGTTATTTGTTTGGCAATAATCTCAAGCGCCATATTGATAAACGCCTCGCCAATTTTCTTGAAAGCATCTGCTAATGCTTCTTGCGTTGATTTGGCGCCTGTAATAACCTCGCCAAATGCAGTTGTAAACGCTTGGCCGATTGCTGTAGCTCCATTAACGATTGAATCGGTGGCAAGTTTAATGGGGTTCAGATCTTCTTTTAGTTTTGTAATCGCATCTTGTAAGCCACTAGCTACTGTGCCTTCACCCGCCACTCCAAACTTAGAGCCTTCCATCGCTTTTTTGAACAGCTTGTCAGCTTCTTCTGCTTGCTTTTTGAGCGCTTCAGTTTGAAGATCAATTAGTTCAAGGCGCTGAATTTCCGCGTTTAGTTGATTCAGATTTGTTTGTTGCTCGGCATTTTTAAGCTCAGAAATCTGCTTGGCGCGATCCTCGAAATCAAATTGAATTTGCAGGCGTTTACGCTCAAGTTCTGAAGTTTCAAATAGCAAGACAGCTTGGCGTGCAAACTGAGTCGCAAGCTGATCGCCTAAAGCCAGTGATCGCTCAAGTTCTTTGGCTAAGCGCTCAGCTTCGCGTTCTGCATCAGACTTACCTTTCCTGCCGCCAGATCTGCTTCTTGCATCTAATAACGCAGGCAATGCGCCAGCGCCGACAGCAGGAGCAGACGGTACAGCACCAGCGCCAAGTTCTGATTGCACTAGGGATTTGCGCAGCCGTTCCCGATACTGCTGCACCTCTTGATCAAATGGATTGGCATAACGAAGAGCACCAAAACGAGACCGCGTTCGCCTGTTCGCTTCCTCATATGCTCTTGCCTCTGCTCCTATTCGTGCGGCACTGTTTACCCTTTCAATAAACGCGTTAATGCCATCAATTAAAAACTTAAAGACCGGCGCAAAGAACGTGCCAATGTTTTGGGCTAGTCGCTGGAATGAATCTTGAAGCGTGCTTAGCTTGCCATTTAATGTATCGCTTTGGGCGATGGCGCCATTTGCATATTTGCCACCAGCTTCTGTAAGTTTTTGAATTGCAATTTCAACAGCTTGTGCGCTAATCCGACCGCCTTCAAGAGCCTTTTGAAATTCATCGCCGCTGAGCTTGTATTCTTCTTTCAATATCTGTTGCAAAGCAACACCGCGTTCTTGAAACTGCAGCAGTTCTTCGCCTTGAAGCCTGCCTTTTGCTTGGACTTGACCATAAGCGGTAACTAATCCTTGAAGTTCAGCACCAGTTGCGCCGGAAACGTCCGCAAGCCTACGGGTAGTCTCAACGACTTTGCTAGTTTCAACTCCAAATGCCTGAAGCCGTTTGGCTGAATCAATTAACTCAGTGCTTGTAAACGGTGTGACAGCCCCTAAATCTTGAAGCTCTTTAATAATCCGCCCAGCATCCTTAACGCTGCCGGTCAGCACTTCAAGGCTGCGACGTTGACTTTCTATTTCTGCTGCTTGGACGAAGACAAACTTGACAGCCTGAACAGCAGCAAACGCCGCCGCCAACTTACCAACAGCAGCCGTTAAACCACCAAATGCCCGTTCAGTTTGCTTTGCTTGCCCTTGTATCGCCCGCAGTTTTTGCGTTGCATCCCTGCTATCAACATTGATGGCAACGTTGGCGACGACGGACACAGCTCAGCCCTCCAGTAAAACCAGTCTACCGACGACGTGCCTTTTTCATCGCCGCTTCATGCTGGTCGTTTTGTATGGCAAAAAACGCTGACCACATCATCAGTTCTTCCCAAGTCATATTGTCTGTTAATTCTGTAAGGGTATAACCAAGCTCTTTGGCTACACCCATTTGGAGCCTTAGAAGATTGTCCTTCTCAAGCTCCCTTTTCAGTTTTTTGGGTCAACCTCTTCTTCAATGTCTTCGCTGATCACAGCCAGCATCAAAGATTGCAGATCGGCATCACGTACTTCGTTTTTCAACTCTGCAATCTCACCAGCGGCAAACAAGCGCTGTCCATTTTCATCCATTGCCTTTTGCACAAGCAGCTGCAACGCAAAAGCATTTACGTCGTCACCAGTTCCTTTTTGAGCGCGTTCGCGTTCTGCCATTGTCAGTGGCGTGCGCCAAAACTCAAACGTGCTGCCATCATGCAGCTCAACCGTTTTTTTAATGGGTACAAGATTTGCAGCTTTCTTCAGGCGGTCAAGCGCACGCATCGGTTGCGAAGGCATAAAAATCAGTCGTTGGTTATTACTTTAGACGCAAAAAAGCCCCCAGCGCAAGCCGAGGGCTTTCATTGTGTTGCCAGGATCAAGCAGAAGTGCTGAAATC